GATGCTTATTAAAAATGTTCTCGAGGTCTCCCAATAATGGGACTCGATTATTGTTTTAAGAGAACATCAGGCTGGACGGGACGGTAACAGAAAAGGCCGTAAAAACGGCTTGACACTTTCCTGTGCCTCTTCCCGGCAAACTAACTATCTCTCGCGATGGGTACTACCCCTTCCCCAAGTCGCTCAAGACACAAGCCAGCTCGCTACCTGATATATGACATTATTTTGTCGTTGATCGGAAATGTCGAGAGAGCATCTCCCATCTACGGACCAATTTAAGACCATCTCCCAGGCGGCTTTCGCTCGGGGTATGATCCAAATTCTCCATACATGGGATAGCTCCGATCATCTGTTCGATTTCTCGAACAGACTCCCACAGCTCCGAAAGATGATTTGTCATGTCATCTCCCAACTCTGTGACTCTGATACGAAGTTCCTGTGTAGTCCTAAGAGCCTCAATAAAGGGCTCCTTGTACACCAAATTATCTAGAAACCAAAGGACATCCTTCGATATCCCCTTGATCCCCGGATGATGAGGATAACGACAAGGTGCCCCATCATGAAGAACATGATGCCCCTGTTGCTCGAACTTCTCCGGATCAAATTCCGGAGCCAATGTCAGTTCCAGCTCAGCCAAGCGCTTAAGGAGTTCCTCCTTAAGAACCTGAACCAAGCTTGTCTTGGCCGACTGCAAAGCCTTCTCTGTCAATGTATACATTGAGTTCAAAGACTTCATAGCCAGCCATGAAACCACATTGCGGCCCTCGCGAGGCATCACCTCCAAGGTATAAGCAACAATATAGTTTCTCATACGAGTAGGTAGACCCATCAATCTGTTCGAAAGACGGGACAACGCTTTATAACCGTAACCCAGGAACTTGCAATAAGCTCCTAGGCCAAGGTTGTACTTCCGGCAGAGTTCCAGGCCCGCAGAGAGATTTCTCCGAGCGACCAGCAACTCTGGCAGAGGTACCGCGGAGACGTCTTTACCATTAAAGAACGTCCGCTTCGCGAACTCCAGCGTACTACCGTTACGGGATACCAACGACTTATGCGCACCAATTCCGACCCCAAGGCCGTTCATGATAGCGCAATAGCGATCGGCAACCCGTCCTCCCATGATTACTATATCGTCCCCTAGGACGGCATAGTCTTCGTACCATGACCATTTCCTAAGATCCTGAGTACATACTTGATACCAAGCCCACTGCACAATGCAGTGGTGTGTTAACGCTAGCATAGCCCAAGAGGAGAGAGCTCCCATAGGTTGGCCAGTAGAATACTTCTTAGGTGTCATTTCAACCACTCCGTACTCATCCTTCAGAGAAATGTAATATTCTCGTCCAACCAAGATCGTCCCCCACGCCTGAGCTAATTTCGGCCCCAGTACTGGAGTCAAAAGGGCGACTTGAATCGCTAACGGAAGTCTATCCGTCGCGGCAGTCAAGTCGAAAGAGAAGAGAGAGTAAGTCTTCGCCGGGAGCTTCGGTCCTAAGCGATACCACCCCATGGGGCGGTCGCCTGGTGCCCGATTCTCCTTACGAAGAGTACTCTGTCTCCCCAGCAGTACAGTCAAGGGATTTACTTGATCATACGTCCCATCTTGCTTGATACACTTAAGCAGTGAAAATATGGCCTCGTGAAGAGGCCGTAGGATCCACTGCGTAAATGGATCAACCATTGCGAAAACACGTACCTTTCCTGCCGCCTCCTTCTTAGTCCCAAGCTTACCTAGCATCTGGCGCCAAGACAGATTGAGAAGTTTAAGACGCAGCCGCCCGGTGACCTTCTGCCCCGGCCGAGGCCCTTTGGGGCCCCGGACAAAGGCATCACGTTCATCGAGCGAAACGTCTACTAACTTCCC